GAGTTTGTGCTCATCGATGCCTGTCAGCTCGGCAAACTTGCTGGCAGTTACCCAGTCAATGGGGACAAGCCCCATTTCAGCCAATACAGCGGTTAAGTCGTCCATCTTTCACCTCAAAATTTTAGCATACATCATCGGGCAGTGTGGTTATCACTTTGCCCGTTCGTAGTTCAACAGGCAGGGCGTATTTCCAAGAGCCACGATGACCACAAAACGGATGGCTGTCGTATTGGTCAATGCCAAACAAAAAATCCAACTCAAAGTCTTCATACAGCAGCACCTCGTCATCACCCACATAGCACGGCACATATTTATCGCCACGCAGAATCATCGCTTGGATAATCTTTATAGGCTCAGGCTTAGCAGGTGGCTTTTCAAACTCCACGCCATATAATTGCTCAAGTGCCGCGTGGTTTTCTTCAGTGGCGTGATGAATGGTTGATACTTTATCGGTTGAATAATAAAATCCTTCGTGGGTGAAAGAAAACTCTCTACCACCCTTATAAACGCACAAAGGGAATTCTGTTCCTCCCCTTAAGTACTTCATAACTTTGTAAACTCCTCTACCCAAAGTTGGACAATAAACTTTATCGCCTACTTTAAATTTTTTCATGATTTCTCCTTTGTTGATAAAATCCCGCACCGCTTTGTTCATACGCCGCCTGTGCAGCTTTTTGGCTCGTTTTAGTTTTTATTCACAATTGGTCTTCACTCCTATAATCTTAATGTCTTTTAATTCTTGCATTAAGAATCTCGTCAGCCCATACCAAGGAAATTGATATTTTTGTTGCCACAGGCAATCAAAACTTACCTTGTCTAGATAGCGACGCACGACGCAGGTTTGTACTCGCAGTCTAATCAGCCTGTCAAGCATCACTTGGATAATCTCACGGCTTGTTGGTGATGCTGTTGGTGCCGGTGGTTTTTCAAATTCAATGCCGTATAGCCGCTCAAGTTCTGCGTGATTTTCAGGTGTGGCGTGGAAAATTACAGGGATTGGGTAATAACTGATAAGAAAACCATCATCGGTAAACTTATAATCAAAATCATCAGTTGTAATCTGCAATCTATAGATTGGCAAATTACTTTCTTCCAACTTAAATATTTTTTCATTTTGGTCTGGGTAATAGACCAAATCACCAACTTTAAACTTGCTCATAATAAACACTCCTTAAAACGGTATATCATCCGTTACAGTTTGGGGCGGTTTGCTATAAATTTCATTCACTTCGCCGAACTCTCGTCCAATAACTTTCCAAAACTTGCCATCTCGCTTACACTCAATTTTGGCAGGACGGTTAAGTTTACTGTTATGCAATAGATGCAAGGCATCATCGATACTTGTTGGTACAGGACCTAGATTATGTGCACGCCACCATTGGCAAGCCTTGTCATAAGCATAGCCTTCATGCTCGATGCAGACATATTCGCTGATTGGTACAGCGTCATAATCGGTAAAATAATCCACTCGTAAAGTGGCATTGCCAGACCGTCGGCTGGTATGCTTGGTGTAAGACAGGGCATCAACACGCATCCAAATTGGTGCTTCATCTGCCAGTACTTGTGCATGGCCTGCTTTGTTGGCGATATCTTTGGCATCGCCAAACGATGCACCGCACTCAAGGCATTCGCTGGTGTACAGCGGATTTTTCTCACCACATTCTGGGCAGTGCTTACATGGCTCGCCATTGGCGGTGGTGCTTTGATGACCGCTGTTGCGACCACGCACCCGATTGACAGGGCCTTGCTCATAAGTGGTGCTGGTATAATCCAACCACAGGCAATCGCTCTTACCATCGGCGATACGCATCCCACGCCCTGCGATTTGTACATACAGCACTGGCGATTTGGTAGGGCGTAACAGGGCAATCAAATCAGTCATTGGTGCATCAAAACCTGTGGTCAGCACGCCAACATTGACCAGTACATTCACCGCATCATCATGATCATGCGGCAGTTTGTAGGCCTTTAGGATTTTTTCTCGGCTATCGCTTGGCGTATCACCGATGACCATCTCGGCTTTGATATCGCCAATGGTGCGTACTTGTGCCAGTACCATCTCAGCTTGAGCGATTGAGTGGCAAAAAATCAGCCATTTGTGCCTGCCATGACTGCGAATATACAGATCATCAATGCAGGATCTGACCAATTCTTCATCTTCAAGCACTCGTGCAAGCTCAGCATTGTTATAATCGCCTGCGGTGATTTTGACGCCTGTGGTGTCAATCTTAGGCTGCATTGGCTCAACGACCAAGGGGGCGAGATAGCCAAGTTTTAGCAGCTCATCCATCGTTACACGGCTTGCCACACCTTCAAAGATGGGATTTTTGCCTTGCCATAGCCACACGCCATTGCCACGATAGGGCGTGCCAGTAAAGCCAATCACCGCCATGTGTGGACTTGTGGTATCTTGCAAAGTCTCAATCATCTTGCGGTACATACCTGTGTTGGCGGTGTTGATATTGTGGCACTCATCGATGATCATCACATCGACTGTGCCAAGTTCATCGACGCGACGAGCCAGTGTGCCGATGGTGGCAAAGATGATTTGGCTGTCGGTGTCTTTTGAGCCAAGGGCTGCACTGCAAATGCCAGCTGGTGCATCAGGCCAGATGGCGAGCAGTTTTTGCATGTTCTGTTCGCACAGCTCACGACTTGCCACACACATGACGATGCGAGTGTCAGGGGCTTGACTGATCATATCTTGGCATAAGTCGGCGATGATGATGGATTTGCCCGCACCGACACAGGCATCAACGATGGGAAAGCCCTTTGGGTGCTTGGCGAACCAGTCGTACAGTTCGCGCTTGACCCTGGCTTGATAGTCTCTAAGCTTGTACATCAAAGCTTCCTTTGGATTGATTAATGTGTACCAAGCCATTTGTCGAGCGATAAAACACTTTATCATCTTCATACCGCTCAAACTCAAGGTTTGGCAGAATATGCGGAATAAAGCGGTGATGCTCGCAGGGCTTGGCGGTGTTAATGACGGTGGCGGGCGTGGTGCGTTCACATTGCCAAGCGGCATCAGCGATGGGCGTTGAGTGAATGCAAGTTCGGCAATTGACATCAGGCAGCTCCCAATCACCCGCGTAACAAAACGGCTGATACTCGCACCATTTGCACTCATACCAAGATGGCTTATTTGACAAGGGTGCATCGGGCGTGTCTGCATAGATGATACGAGCTGCTCGCTCAATCAGTGATTTGGCATGGCCTGCATCATATTTGATGCGTTCGGCGTACAGCTCATCAGTGTTTTTGTTCACCGCCAGATAGTACGCTCTGCCAAGCTCAAGCCCGTGCATATAGACCTGCATCTGATCGTAATGCATGGGCTTGGCAGTCTTAACGCCTTTTTGCTTAAGCTCATTAAATGACTTTTCTGCATGGGTCTTAAACTCAAGCAAGTGCCAAGTTTTTTCAGCACCTTTAATGCCGATGGCAACACCGTCAGCATGACCACGAAAATGACCATCACAAAAACTAATCGCCCATTGCTCGCCAGTGGCTGCATCGATATCATAGACAGTTACACCCACAGCTTTAAGATCTTGAATAAAGCGTGGCTCGGCAAGGTGTCCTGTCTCAAACAAGCGATACAGCCGACCGTCGAACATTTTTGCTTTGACCTGTCGAAAATCCATCCATAAGGCACGAGTGCAGCCCTTGCCGATGATGCTCGCCCCCAGATAGGTGCGAGCCCCTTCAAAGCGGCTATGCTGATAATGCTCATAGATGGCAGACACTGTCGGATCGACGGTGTATTGACTGATGTCGGTCATAATAAGTACTCGTTATGATCGGTGAAGCGTTCGCTGATTGCCCAGCCCTTGAAAATGGCGGAAGTGCTGGCAAACACTTTGCGATAGCCATGTTTGCGTAAAATCTCATCAACAAGGCGAATATTGTTCACCTTGTCTTCGACTTCGCGTTTACTGATGCGGTGCTTGCCAATCAAGCTTTTGGCAAGCTTAACTGGATTTGTCATATTACCCCCTTATCCAAGGCTTGCTTGCTGCTTTTGGCGGTGGGGTGAATGACGGCTGCGATGGGGCACTGGCCTGCACTGCCTTGTAGTCCTTGATATCGTTTTGCTTTTCACCTTCGTACACTCGGCTGTCTGATACTTTGATCATCACAGGGATGCCGTGTAGCTGTTCTGAATCTTGTAAATGACCCAGTCCGCAGGCAGTAGATAGCTTAATCAGCTGTTTGCGTCCGATTTCTTGGGCTTGGCTGTTTTTGTTGGTCAGGGTGATATTGCCAAATAGCACTCGCCCTGCATACTCGCCATCAATGACCTTAAAGCCTAGCGATAGGTATGAGCCTGTACCATCTTTGGTGGTTTTGACTTCCGATCGCTCAACTTGAGCGATGTAGTTGCCTGATGGTAGGGCGGCGTAGCTGTCGTTTTGGGCAGCTTGTGCTTCTTCACTGGTGAAGCCAAAATTTAAAGTTGCCATAGTTTATACTCCTAAGATTTTGTGTTGGATGACAGATAAGTCAGCAGGCTCTTGGGGATTAAGCTTGCCTGAGCGGTCTTTTGCGTGATACTTGGTATCAGCTTGGGTTTGTAGATGGCGAACTGGCAATCCATTCTCATCTTTGCTGACTTGCAATAAAAAGACTTCATCGAAAAAGTAAGCCAGCCCAGCAGGCAGACGCTTGCCTGGTAACATGGGCTGATAACGCACTACGCCAACATCGTCTTGATAGCTCTCCATCTTGGCACTAAAGTACACATTGCGTGGCAGATCACGAAATGCACGAATGGCAGTCTCAACTTTTTCTTGCATCTCGCCGTAAGCTTGGCGAGGGTCTTTGCTATTTCGCTTAGCATCATTTAGAATCACTTCAGCGATTTCGCTAATGCTATCTAGACAGATCCAGTCATAGCTTAGACCTTGTTCGTCTTTGGTGAGCCAATTGTAAGCGTCTTGCAAGTCTTGCAATGACTTAATCTCAATGACATCAATGTCGGCTTCTGCGATGGATAATAACCCTGCTTCAGCGGATAAAATCACCGTCTTGGATAAGTCAGGCGTGGTGGCACACAGCACAGTCTTACCTGCACCTGCTTGACCATAAACGCAGACTTTGATACCGTTTTTGGCGGTAGCTTGCTTGGTGCTTGTCAAAATCACTGCCATCAGTCGAACTCCACTGCGATGCTAGGTTTGGCAGGCTTGATGGTCAGATACTGGTGCAGCACTGGGGCAAGATCATCTCGCAACGATTCAAGTGCTCGAAATCTTTTTAGATCTAGTGTTGGCTTCCACTTGATGCAGGACTGGACTTCGGCAGGCAGGCTATCCCAATGGTGAGAAACTGCTGCATCATCAAGTGTGCGAGTGATTTTGCCTGTGGTTTTGACCTTGAAATCATCACCTTGGTAGGTGGTGATACCTTCGTCAGCGACACCGATCTGCTCAATGAGCTGTCGCTCAATCTCTAGCCGTGCGGTGTTGGCTTGTTGCTCGGCGTGTTTGGCTTCTCGCCATTTGCTTGCCAGCTCTTTGATGGTCATAAAAGAACTCCTTTTACTCATGGGTTTAGCTCCCCCTGTTGTGGGCGGATAGATTCTTGATAATACTGGCGTCCAAGCTCTTCTTGGATCTCCATCTCACGATCAAAGGCATATAGACAGCCTTTCATCATCAATACCATGCCAAGTAAACCAAGAATACGCTGGATAGGATGGATAGATTCTTGCATTGCATCTCTCCTAAGTTAATCTGACGCTGGCATCTTAGATTGTTTTAGATTTCACTTATCCAAAATGCCAGTAGCTGATTAGCTTGCTTGCCTCCGTTTGTTGTCTATCACGGTGGGCTTAATAGGATCTGTGCTGTTAAATAATTTGAATCAGTTTCATTGGCTGATGCTGCCATAATAAACAAAATGTTTATATATGTCAAGAATGATATAAACAAAACGAGAAAAAAGTTTATAAATAATTGATATATAAACAAAATGTTTTCTCAAAGTGTGAAAAAAAACCGCCCAATCAAAGGGCGGTGAATTTGGGGTGATAAAAACTACCTGCGGGGGTGGTTTGGAGGCTTAGGCTTTAAAACCAATATCATGAAATACCAGCAACCAATTGCCGCACTCTATACCTAGATGACGGCAAATATCAGGGATTTTTAATTCCCTTGGGTTGGTTGCTTTGCTTATGCATTTATTAAATCCTTGTTCGGAGGTGATGACAGTACTGCGATATTGTGAATGTATGCAAATATTGGAAAGGTCATTGTTTAAAAGGTCAAACTTATTAGGTGGAAAACTCTTAGCAATACCCATCAGTCTGGCTTTTAGTTGTGCCATTTCCACATCGTAATCATCAATAATTTGAACACAAAACCGTGTCATAAAACCATCAAACACTGATAGGTCGTAATTTGCCTTTTGAATTTGGGCAATGATTTCGGCATAAATATTTTTGGTAATGACAAATTTGATTTGTTTTGCGATGATGGCGGCATCTACCAATTCCCAAAGGGCGATAAAGATATCCGGTGGATAAAAACGATAGCAGAAATCCAAGATGGCATTGGTATCTAGACAAAATACTTTCATGAGAACACCTTTTGTTCCAGATACATCAAATCATCAGCATCTTTTAGGCGTAGCATCTTCATGGCTGTTGTAATGGGGATAGCATTGTGCCACACAGCAGCAATGACTTGCTGTAGGTAGACTTTGCCAAATTGGTTATGTGTACGAGTCTTTTGTGCTATGCCAAAATTGGCATTGGTACCATCTGCCTTCGCATCTATCTCTGACAAATAGGCGTCTAAAGATAATTGGTCAATCAACCCAAGTAATTTTAGTTGGATAGCGATTGCTTGACGACTAACTTTAACAGACTTGCGAATACGGTTGATATTGTCTGCCAGATTAACCGTACTGTCATAAAGATTATCGGCAGTGTTTTTGGGTAGTAGCACATGACCTGCCACTTGGTTACAATACTGTTCAAGTTTTAGATTGTCTGATAAAATATCACCATCAATGGCTGATTGTCTTAGCCCCAAATGTACCAGCTCGTGAATCATGGTAAATAGCCTGCGAGAAGGAGATTGTCCAGATGACAAAATGGCAATGATGGGCAAAGTATCATAGTAGATCGCCATACCTTCGGATTTAATCCTGATATTTGGTAGCTCAATGACCATGACATTATTTTTTTCAATCAAAGTACGCCATGACCGATAGTAGTCATCATTATTTTGCGTTTTAAACTTGGCTTGATCTACCCCAAGCCAATAGCGAATCAGTTCTGCATCACTTGTCGCATCATTGCCTGATAATTTCAAAGAAAATTGATCGATTGACTCATCCAAGCTTTCAAACGCATAGATAAGATTATTTCTATTATCAATCAGCTCATGTAAAGCCTTTTGAGACTTGTACTCAAGATCTTCGCTATCATCAAACGGATTGATATTGCGGTGATCGACCGTTTCTGGAATATCATTATCTTGTATTTGGTCGGTCAATAAATAAAAGTCCGGAACAAATAAGAATTTGGCCAGTTTCTGGATTTGATTATAACTGAACGCTCGATCTTGCTGTTCGCCTTTTTCAAGTGTGGATAGGGCGATATCTAATTTTTTGGCAAGAAACTCCCTAGAAAGCCCTATTTGCTCTCTATAGTGGCGTACAGCCAAAGGGGAGTGTTGAATATAGTTTGCCATAATCTCAATAAAAAAAGAAAAAACTTATCTTGCGACCGATATTGTACCACGCCAAAATTTGTTACATTGTAAATTTGCACATTGGTTTTGAAATTTTTAACACCGTCAATCAATACTCCACCAACTTCCCAACCACCTTACCTACAAGCCGGCATTCGCCCATCGGTAGCATCTTTTGTTCTGGCCAGTCGGGATTGAGTGGCTTTAGGTACATATCAGACTCAGTCTCACCCAGTACCAACTGTTTAAATGTCGCTTCGGTATCGTCATTGCACTGCACGACGATTAAATCACCATCTTTGAGTGCAAGTGTTGAGACATTTGGTTCGACATAGATGATGTCATCAGGACGAAACTCTGGCCACATCGAGCGGCCACGCACTCGCAGGGCAAAGCCATCCGCTGATAGATTGCGTGGGCGTGGATAATAGCCCAGTGCGTCATCTAGGGTTACAGGTGAGACCTCAGACCATGAGCCTGCTGCTACCCAGCTGATGAGTGGCACATCATTGGCAGGCATCGCCACACGCACCGTATCGACAATCTCATGTGCCTGTTCATCGGTCAGTACGCCACCAGATTGCATCGCTTCAATCTGTGCTTTTAGATCATTAAGAATATCGGATTTATTACTTTTGGGTGGTGGGGCATGACTTACCGCTCCTTGACCTGTCAAAATCCAGTCAATGCTCAAGTTAAACACTTTTGCGATTTCTTGAGCACCTTTTTTAGAAATACCACGCTTTTGCCAGTTATTGACACTTTGTGGACTGGCGTTAATTGCCTTAGCAATTTCTGCTGGTGTTTTTCCTGTGGCTTTAATAATGCGCTCAATTGCGGTCTTTTGCACAATCGCACTCCCAAAAATAAACAAGTTGTTTATTAATTTTAGCAAAGTTGCAAAGATTATTCAAATCTTTGTTTTTAAACATTATGTTGATTTTTATGTTTATTATGTTTATAATGAGCAATCATTTTGTTTATACTATCAACCATCACTTATGACTGACAAAGAATTAATCGAAAGACTTGGAGGTGCGAAAGTTTTGGGCAAGTATCTTGGTCTAAAAAATCCGCATCAAACAATCGGAAACTGGTGTAAGCGTGGCATTCCTGCACGGGTGAAGCTTGATTATCCACAATTGTTTCAAACAAATAATCCACCAGACTTAAGAATAGAGCATCAAAAATGACCCCATTAATTAAACAACTATCGCGTGGCTTGCCATCGCTTTATCAGACCTTTGATGATAATGCCGATCGCAAGAATCCTGCACTGGCTCGACAGCTGTGGGGGATGTTTGACGATGTCAAAGATGAACTGCACAGACTCAATGAGCAGGGTGCAGGCGTGTATGTTACTGTCAATCAAACAGACGGCAAAGGGCGTAAAAAAGAAAACATCGTCGGTGTTAATGCTTTGTTTCTTGACTTTGACACCCCAGATGCCGATCGTGTGGCTCGCTTACAGTTACTGCCGCTACCGCCGAGCATCATCAATGAATCCAGCAAAGATAAGCATCACGCTTATTGGGTGCTGTCTGATGAGATGTCATTGACGCACTTTAGCGACTGCCAAAAACGCTTGATTGAGTATTTCACCAAGCAGGGCTATGCACCAGATAAGTCGATTCATGACTTGTCAAGGGTGATGCGTGTCGATGGCTTTATACATCATAAAGTCAAAAATGGCATTGAAACAGAGCCATTTATCAGCCGAGTGGTGAGCCAGGGGCGTAGTTATCGCTGTGATGAGCTTATGGCATGGCTGGCAAGCTTTGATGATGATTTGACAACACCAAGCTACCAGCTCATTAACACACCCTCTACCCATACGCATGCATCAGATTTTGTGCGAGCAGCGGCACAAGGTCGCTGGGGCTATGTACTGGCACGGCTAGGCTATGATGTCGGCACTGGTAAGCATTGCCCATGTCCTGTCTGTGGTGGGCATGATCGTTTTCGCTTTGATAATCACAATATCACTGAGGGCGATGGTGGCTGGATATGTTCACAAGGCAATGGTGATACCACAGGCGGTGATGGACTTAGCTTTTTGATTGATCATGCTGGCATGAGTGCCAAAGATGCCATCCGTGCTGTGTGCGATGCTTTGAATGTATCATTACCCAGTGTGCCAATGGCAAATGTTGATTTTGCTAAGCTTGGAAAACAAGCAGGCAATAAAAAAGCATCACCTGCGCTCACAAATGATGCCGTTGTAGATTATACACAGCTAGAGACTGTTGAACTACAGGATAATTATACATCACAAGCGACACCTAAGCAACTGTTTTCGCTACCCATTGATCCGCAGATTGATGCAGAGCTGGAGCGTGTGATTCGCAGTTATAGCATTTTATCCAGTGATGAGATGGTGATGGTGGTCAAAAATATTTTGATATGTGCCATCGGTGGACGCAAGGTAAAAAGCGAGTCCAATAACCCTACCAATTCATTCTTTATGGTGCTTGGTGAGACAGGCTCAGGCAAGAATATATTGACCACAGCAGTGGAGGGGATTTTAAGCCAATGCCGTCTATCGCACTTAAAGACAGGCAGTGGCAACACTTCATCGTCTGGCTTTATCTCATCCTTGGTGAGCACGCCTGCACAGGTGCAGATCATTGATGAATTTGGTCAGGTGCTATCTGCAGCACGCTCGCACGGTCAGAGCCATCAAAAAGAAGCGTTTATCAAGATCATGGAGACTTACAGCAGCTATGATTCATCCATTCGCTCAAAGAACTATTCGCAATTTGGTGCAAAAAAGGCAGAAGCAGCAGTTGAAGTGCTGTGCCCGTCCCTGACGCTCGTAACGATGGCAACACCGATGCAGGTCGCTCGTGCACTGACCAGTGAAGATGTCGAAAATGGCTTTGTAAACCGTTTTATTATTGTGAATATGCCAGAGCATGGCGATGATGATTTGGATACATTTTGTATCACCGACCAAACTGAACCGCTACCACTATCTCAGCAGTGTATTGATTACCTGCGAGCAGCACGCTATGGGGCCAATCGGGGTAACTTGGTTCAGTTTATTGATGAGCCGTACAATGAACGCCCAAACTGGCGTGTGTTGTCATGGGATCCTGTCGCTAAAGAGATGGTCAATCAATACTACCGCACGCTCGAAAGAGAACGCCGCTGCCGCAAAGATGGGCTATTTACAGGGGTAACCAAACGCCGTCATGAGCAGGTCATGCGACTTGCCACTGCCTATGCCAATTTTAACAGCGTCAGCACAGGCGAACAGCTCATCACGCCTGAATGCGTGGCGTATGCGACTTTATTTGTGGAATTCTTTGGGGCGAATGCACTGGCATATCTAAGAGCGAATTTGGCAGATAATGACTTTGCTAAAATGCGTAATCTGGTCTTGGATAAAGTAAACAGCATCAAAGAACATGATAAACATCGTGGCATCACCGTTCGTGAAATCGCTCGAGTTAGCACACTGTTTCAGTCGATGCCAAAGTATATGCGGGCACAGGTGGTCAACACACTCATCGATGAACAGCTGATTTTGTTTGTCAAAATGAGCTCGGCATCAGGTCGTGGACCGAAACGTGAAGCACTAATTGATCCAAAATATTTTGATCCACAAAAGATGGTGTTGGTAGAATTTAAATAAACCTGTCGATTTAATTAATACTGGCACTGACAGGTATAAGCTAAGCGTAGCAAGGCTTTGGGGGTAATCTGTCAATTAAATCATACCCCTACATATATATAAAATATAAATAAATATAGGTATATATATGTTTTTATTTATATATATAAGATAAAGCCTTGTGTAGTAAGGGTTATACCTGTCAGTTTTGATACTGACAAGATGTAAAAGTTTGGGAGTTTTTGTGAGTAAGTACAACAACAAAAAAACCATCGTTGATGACATTGCCTTTGATTCCAAAAAAGAGGCCGAGCGATACAAGGTGCTTAAGTCAATGCAAGATGATGGCGTGATCATCGCCCTAGAATGCCAGCCAAAATTCACACTCATCCCTGGCCAGTACTTTGAGACCATTGGCAAGCGAGAGCGTGGTGTCGATTATGTGGCGGACTTTCGCTACATAGATCGACTGGGGCAAATCATCGTTGAGGATGTCAAAAGCCCAATCACCGCCAAAGACAAGGTATATCGCATCAAGCGTAAACTGGTGAAGTACTTTCATGATGTGGAGATTATTGAAGTATGAGATATTACTACAACCCCACCACCGATCAATACGCCCAAGTGCTGGGCGTGGATGACAGAACAGGCATTGCCACCGTCATCATTGATGACAAAGAGTATGAGATGGATTGGCATGAGTTTATTGGCAAGTTTAAACAGTTAAGAGACAAAGATGAAAGAAGTAACCCAAATCAAAGATAACGAAATCATTTACCAATCCGCACCTGTGGCACATGATCCTATCAATCATCCCAAACATTACACAAGTCATCCAAGTGGCATTGAGACCATCGAGATCACCCGCCACATGAACTTTAACCGTGGCAATGCGGTGAAGTATCTGATGCGAGCGGGGCTTAAAGACCCTGCCAAAGAAGTGGAAGACTTACAAAAGGCGGCGTGGTATATCCAAGATGAGATTAAAAGAATCAAGGGGGATGTATGAACGAATACAAAGAGTGGGGCAAGTGGGTGAGGCATGACCCTGATCGCCTATCAGCGAAGAGCAGTTGGGGATTGGTCATGCGTAATAATGTGCCAATGGGCTATGACAACTATCGCATGACAGATGAGCGTGGATGTCAGATTGATGCAGCGGTCGCATCACTGGCTAGCTACAGCAAAGTATGTGCACATGTGTTTGTGATGACTTATGTGTATGGTTGGTCACGCGATAAGATTGCTAAAGAGTATATGACTGAGTTGATGTATCAAAACACGGGACGCAAGGCAACACGCTTTGATGTCAAGGATAGATTGTTGGTTGCCGAAGGATATGTGGCAGGAATCACAAATATATGTTGAAATGTTAACATTGATGTGTTATTATCTTACCATAATGAATAAATGCGATTATCGAATGATGGTCGCTTTTTTTGTGGGTAAAAACTATGGCAACACCTTGTCGAGCAATACAATGTAAAAACCTAGTTGGCAGGCGTTCTATGCAAGGGTATTGTGATACACACGCACACCTACGATACAATTGGCGTCATACACGCAGTGCATCTGAGCGTGGTTATGGCAGTGCATGGCGGCGGTTAAGGGCTCAAATATTGCAGCGTGATAATTATCTGTGTCAGGCGTGCAAGGCAAATGGCAGATACACAACCGCAACAGATGTTGACCACATACAAGCCAAGGCACACGGCGGAACAGACAGCCCCGACAATCTACAATCACTGTGCAGAGCTTGCCACAAATCAAAGACAGCCACAGAGGGGAGGGCGGGTAAAAAGTTTTGAGCCTTGCCACAAAAAACCGTACCCCCACTAAAATTTTTATCACCGCGAAATTGGAAGTTTTGAGGTAAAGTAAGATAAACAGGTGAGAAGATGAAAGGGCGAAAACCAAAACCGACAGCCATCAAAGAGCTGACGGGCAATCCTGGCAAGCGAGCCTTGAACAAAAACGAGCCGAAATTTGCCAAGATTACCGAAATTGAGCCGCCCAATTGGCTGACTGATACAGCGACTGTTATGTGGCGAACCATCATGCCAGAATTGCTCGCAACTGGTGTACTTACCATTGCTGATGTGCATAATGTTGAGGCGTTTTGTATGAGTTATAGCAGGTGGCGTGAAGCTGAGCAAGAAGTAGAACGGCACGGGATTGTCATCATGGATAGCAATGGCAAATTGAACAAAAACCCTGCACTTACCATCATCAATGAAGCCAAAACACAAATGATGAAATTCGGCTCATTGCTTGGGCTTGACCCATCATCACGAACACGGCTAACTGGTGCAGCCAATAGCGAACCTATTGCCAATCCTTTTGCAGATTTATGATAAATGTACAAAAAGCCCTAGACTATATCCAAGGCGTGCTATCTGGCGAGATTGTCGCCAATAAATACATTAAGCTGGCTTGTCAAAAGCATTTAGACGACCTACAAAAAAGCGAAACTGACCCTGATTATCCTTATTATTTTGATGCAGCGAAAGCGGAAAAAGTAGCAAAATTTATCCAACTTTTACCACACACTAAGGGGAAATGGGCATCAAAAGGTGAGAAAATCACCCTTGAACCGTGGCAGATTTTCGCTTGTTGCCTGCCCTTTGGCTGGCTCAAGCGTGCAACGGGTTATCGCAGATATACCAAGCTGTTGATTTTTGTTTGTCGTAAGAATGGCAAATCAGCCATCGCAGCAGGCGTGGGCAATTATATGTTTTGTGCTGATGGTGAATTTGGTGCGGAAGTGTACAGCGGTGCAACCACCGAAAAGCAGGCGTGGGAAGTGTTTCGACCTGCCAAAATCATGGTTGAACGCACCTTGCAGCTCAAAGATTATTTTGGCATCGAGGTGAATGCCTCCAACATGGCACGCCCAGCCGATGGTTCACGCTTTGAGCCAATCATTGGCAAGCCTGGCGATGGCTCAAGCCCATCATGTGCCATCATTGATGAATACCACGAGCATAAAAATAACGACCTGTACGACACGATGGAAACGGGCATGGGTGCCAGAGAGCAGCCGATTATGCTGGTGATTACCACGGCAGGTTCGTCAATTGGCGGTGCGTGTCATCAGATGGTGCGTGATGCTGAGCGTATGCTTGACGGTGCTATTGATATCCCTGACCTGTGGGCGGTGCTATACGGCATGGATAAAGACGATGACTGGACAAGCGATATTGCCCTAAAAAAAGCCAATCCCAACATGGACATTTCGGTATCAGCCGAATTTTTGCAGGCTCGCCAGCGTGATGCCAAGATGAGTGCAGCCAAGCAGGCGATTTTTCGCACCAAGCATTTAAATGAATGGGTGGGGGCAAAAAACGCATGGCTGAACATGGCAAAATGGGCAATGGCACCCGAACGCTTGCCGCTGTCTGCCCTAACTGGTCGTCCGTGCTTTATTGGGCTTGATCTTGCGACAAAAATTGACATGGTGGCACTGGTGCTACTGTTTCCACCGTATGGCGATGACAAGCGGTATCATGTACATGGGCGGTATTATCTGCCTGACAGCCGCGTGATTGAGGAGCTAGACAGCAACACAGACCGCTATCGGGCGTGGGATAAAGAGGGACTGCTTAGTCTGACCATGGGTGAGGTGATTGATTTTGATGCCATCAAAGATGACTTGCGAGAGTTTTATGGCAGGTTTGATGTGCGTGAAGTGGCGTATGACCCTTGGCAAGCCACGCAATTGGCTCAAGAAATGGAAAAAGAAGGCATGGTGATGGTGGAATTACGCCACACGGTGCAAAATTTATCCGAACCCATGAAAGAGCTGGAGGCGTTGATATTGCAACAAAGAATCGCCCATGGTGATTGCCCAATTTTGTCTTGGCAGGCATCAAATGTGGTGGCAAAAATCGACGCTAAGGACAACATTTATCCAAACAAAGAGCGGTCAGAAAACAAAATTGACGGCATTGTTGCACTGATTATGGCGATGGGGCGAGCCAATGTGCATCAACACATGGGCAATATTGACGATTTTTTGGACAATATCATCATTGGTTAGTTTGCTGCTTGGCGATGTCAAGCAAGGACTGGCACAGGGTGATTTTGTCGGTAAGTAGGCGGTTAAGTTCGCCCTCTAGCCAATCAGGCAGCCCTCGTTCGTCATTTAACCACTGGCGAACTCGGCGGCTGTCAATGTTTAAGGCTCGTGCTAAATCAGATTGCCACTGGGTGCCGTATAGGGCTTGTCCGATGGCGGTTAATTTGTCTTTGCTCATGGTGCATTCCTTGAAAAAAGCCCCAAATGGGGCTTGGGTATTCATCATCATCTCCAAGTGATAAGCTGGCACGATTGCCTTGCTTGTTGATGAATATTGTACCTAATATTAGGAACATTGTCAAGCACTTTTGTCAATGCAGGGTGAAAATTTATCGGTATTATTTTATGTAGCAACGAATACAGGCAGAATAACATGAATGATACAAACTGGTGGCAACGCTTTTATGCCAGATGGTTTGCAGGGGGTAGGCGGCTGGATAAGGGCAGTGAGGTTGCTCCGTTTAATTCGGTGCATACGCCATCTGGCACAGCGGTTACAGCAGAAACTGCACTAAAGCTATCCGCCGTGTGGGCGTGTGTACGCTTACGCAGTCAGACCATCTCAAGTTTGCCACTAAATCTACGCACACAGGACAACGAAACGGCACACGAGCATCCGCTACAGCGTATTTTGCACGAGGCACCCAATGCCGATATGACAGCGTCGGAGTTTTGGGAGGCGATGCTTGTCAGCCTTGATTTGTGGGGAAATGCTTATGCACTGATTAGCCGCAATCGCACAGGGCAGGTGATTAGCCTTGATGTGCTTGATCCATCAATCACCACGGTCAAGCGGGCAAAAAATGGCGAAATCAGCTATATCATAGGCGACAGCGTCTATCATGATGATGAGGTGCTGCATATTAAGGGCTTTACGATGGACGGCTTGGTGGGATTGTCGCCAATCCGCTATCAGGCAGGCGTGATGGGAGCTCAGATTGAGGCAAATACTGCTGCCAGCCATACTTTTGGCAATAATCTAAAAGCGGGTGGATTTTTGCAAACAGGTCAGGCGGTGCTAAGCGATGAGCAGCGAACACGGCTAAGAGCCAGCCTTGAGCATTTTTCACAGCCTGAAAATGCAGGCAAATTCATGGTGCTAGAAGCTGGCATGACGGTTGCCACCAATGCGGTAAAAATGAACCCTGCCGATGCCCAGTTGCTTGAGAGTCGCTATTTTGGCATTGAGGAGATTTGCCGAGCGTTTGGCGTACCGCCACAGCTGATTTATCACACAGACAAGGCATCAAGCTGGGCAAGCTCGCTTGAGGGCATGAATTTGGGCTTTTTGATGTATTCATTACGCCCAAACTTGGTACGCATTGAGCAAGCCATCAAGAAAAAACTGCTAAATCCTGCTGAGCGTGCCAAATATACGCCAAAATTTGCCGTTGAAGGCTTGTTGCGTGCTGATAGCCATGGTCGTGCGAACTTTTATATGTCAGCCCTACAAAACGGCTGGATGACTCGCAACGAGGTGCGAGCGTTGGAAGATTTGCCCCCAATGGCTGGCGGTGATAGTCTGACGGTGCAATTAAACTTAACACCACTTGAACAACTTGGTGAGAATAATGAAAACCAAAGCAATCCAATTTAAAGCCGAAGCCGTCAAAGAGGACGGCTTTTTTAGTGGCTATTGTAATGTATTTGATGTTGTTGATAGCTATGGCGATATCGTGAAAAAAGGGGCATTTGTCAAGTCGCTCAATGACTGGCAAGCACGAGGCAAAATGCCCCCTGTGCTGTGGCAACACAAACGAGATGAAGTCATCGGCGTCTGGCATAAGTTGTATGAAGATGAGCATGGTCTGTATGGCGAGGGGCAGCTATTTGTCAATGACATTGCCAAAGCCAAAGAGACACATACCCTACTAAAACATGGGGCAATCGATGGGCTGTCTATCGGTTATGGTCTTGACAAATGGGCATATGACGAAGAAAAGCAGGTATATGAACTGCTGGAAATTGACCTAAAAGAAGTATCGATTGTTACTACCCCTGCCAACGAATCCAGCCGCATCGATGCGGTCAAATCAACGCTATCACAAGGGAGTCTGCCCACTTTATCCGAATTTGAAAAATTCCTGCGTGAGGCAGGATTTAGCAAATCGCAAGCCGTTACCATTGCAAGTCATGGTTTGCGTAAATTGTTGGGCGAACCAGCACAGCTTAGCGAAACTTTAGAAATCTTAAAATCAATCAATGGTGAAAAAAAATGACTGATATTACCAAAGAGCTTGCCATCGAGCTAAAAACTGCCACAGACAAAATCAAAAACTTGGGCGAGGAGCTACAAGGTCGCATGGAAAAAGGCGAAACGGCACTCACCACGCTAAAGGGTGATGTTGATGAAGCACTGACAGCCATGAACGAAATCAAATCACGCCTAGACGATGTTGAACAAAAACAAGCACGCCGTGGCGAACACAGCGAACCTACCCAATCCATCGGTCAGCAACTATATGATTCAGAGCAATTTAAATCATTTGTGAGCAATCCGCGTGCAGGTCGTGATGCCAAACTTGAGCTAAAAGCAACCATCACCAGCCTAACCACTGATACAGACGGTGCGGCAGGGGCTTTGGTGCAGACCCAACGCCTAGGTGGCATTATCGCACCACCAGACCAAAGACTGCGTGTGCGTGATTTGCTGATGGCTGGCACAACAGACAGCAATGCCATCGAATATGTCAAAGAAACAGGCTTTGTCAATGGTGCAGCAGCACAAGCAAACGAAGGGGACAAAAAAGCCCAATCGCATATCAAGTTTGGCACCGAAACGGTCAATGTTCGCACTTTGGCTCATTATGTCAAGGCATCACGCCAGATTCTTGATGACGCATCAATGCTCCAAAGCTACATTAATGGACGGCTGTCTTATGGCTTAAAGCTCGTGGAAGACCGCCAGTTGTTGAATGGCGATGGCGAAAATGGCAACCTAAAAGGCATCATTCCACAAGCCACCGCCTTTGCTGACAAAGCAAGCATGGCAAGCTACACCATTCTTAACCAATTGCGATTGGCTCAATTGCAGGCGGTATTGGCTGAATATCCTGCAAGCGGCTATGTGCTAAATCCGATTGATTGGGCAAAAATTGAATTGCTCAAAGATGGCGATGGTCGCAATATCATTGGCATTCCCCAAGGGGTAGCAAATCGCACGCTGTGGGGCTTGCCAGTGGTGGAAACAACCGCCATGCAGACGGGTAAATTCCTAACAGGTGCGTTTAATATGGGGGCTCAAATCTTTGACCGTCAGACGCTATCAATCGCTGTGGCAACCGAGAATGAGGACGACTTTGTCAGAAACTTGGTAACTATCCTATGCGAGGAGCGTCTGGCGTTGGCAGTGTACCGCCCAGAGGCGTTTATTTATGGCGATTTGGCGGCGAAATAACCGTATCAAAGCCCTTGCTTAGTGCGAGGGCTTTTTTCTGGAGATAAAAATGCAATACATTGTCAAACGACAACACTATGGCGATAAGCAGTACTACGCAGGCGATATTCGCATCGTGCAAGATGATTTTATTGCCAAAAAACTCAAAGAGCTTGGGCTGATCGCTGACAAGCCAAGTAAAACGACTAAGACTAAGGCGGACGCATGATTAGCCTTGATGAGGTCAAGCACCAGTGCCGCATTGAGCATGACGATGAAGATGGCTTGCTGGTGGTTTATATCAACGCCGCCAAAACCTATGCACAATCTTGGATTGATGATGAGCTTGATGAAGAAAATCCAGCACAAAAGCAAGCGTTGCTGCTACTCATCGGGCATTGGTATGTCAATCGTGAAGCGGTCAATGCTGATTCTCAGCTGCCGATTCCGTATGGCTTTGATGCCATCATGCAACGCTACCGCAAGATGGGGGTATAAGATGAAGGCAGGCGTGCTAAGACACCGCATACAACTCCTCAAACCCACCACCACCCGTTCAGCCACAGGCATGGTAAAAAGTAGCCATGAGCCTGTTAAGACGATCTGGGGGCAGTTTAGTCATTTATCCGCCAAAGATGTGCTGACCGCCAAGGCAGCAGGCACCGATGTACAGGCTCGCCTAACGATTCGCTACCAAACTGGCATTGACCACACCATGCAGGTTGAGCATGGCGGACAAAGATACGAAATTGTCGGCAAACCGCTGGCAGATAACCGCACTGGGCGAGAATATCTGACGCTATTGCTAAAGGAGGTGTCATGAAATTATCGGTAAAAGTCGAGGGCTTGGACGAGCTTGATAAAAAACTTGGCAATCTGCGTAAGGATTTGCGAGGCAAATCGCTGTACAACTCACTGATGGTGGCAAGCACGCCGATGTATAAACAAGCCAAGCGGCAAGCACCAGCAAGCGATGCTGCCTATCGCCGTTATATGTCTTCAGGGCAGGGCGAGGCAACTTTTAGGTTTAGTAAAAATGGCAAAAAACTCAAAGGCAAAAGACAGCGTGCCAAACGAGGCGAGGGCAAATTTGTCATACAGCAAGCAGGACTGCTCAAAAAGAACATTCGCCGTGGTCGGTTAAATAAAAATTCCACCAACAAAAACCGTGCCGCCATCGGCATCGGGGTGAATGTCTCTGGCAAAACAGGCTCATCGGCGTTTTATTGGCACATGGTGGAATATGGCACAAAATATCACCAAGCCCAACCATTTTTACGCCCCGCCTTTGAAAACAACAAAGAGCAAGCGGTTGAGCGGTTTAAACAACAGCTGGATAAGAATATTAAGAAAGCCACAGGTGGGTAGGTTTTGTCTTGACCTTGTTTGTCATCAGCCCTATAATACCAATAAAGGCAATCGGAGTGTTATCATGGTCGATATCAGTAAAATTCAGCAAGACATCGCAGAAAGTCAAGCTCGTGCTAATAAAACCTATGTGGATATTGAAGGCATTCGCCAAAGCATTGAACAAAGCCGTGCCACCGTTGAAAAAATCCACCAAGATGTTGTCGAAAGTCGTGCCAATACCAAAAAAATAGAAAAAGAAGCAAGGCTATACCCCTATGTTACGCTGGGGGCTGCCATGGTTGGTGGCTTGATTGTCTTTGTCTTGACGCGGTTTTTTGCTTAACTAAAACCATGCCATGATGAAAAATGTAGCAACAGCCAAGATATGGCTTGATTTATCAAGGGTTACCAACCAAAAAGGAGCGACAGGCTTATGAATCATAAAATCAAAAGCGAATATGACTTCAGTCAAGCTCGGCGTGCCACCGAGATACCGCACCTAAATCGTCTACGAGAACAACAATTGCTCGATGAAGATGTGCAAAAATGGCTCGCCAGTCAAGATACAACCACCAAAATCCATATCAATCAACTGATACGACAGGTCATGGCAATTGCTACTCATTGATTAAAATTTAGCCCAACAAACCACCCCCATGGGTGGTTTTTTATTGGAGAAAATATGCACGCAAGTGAACAAATTTTCAACATCTTATCAGAGCTGGTTGATGGCAATATTTATCCGCTGTTTGTCCCAGAGACCGCCCCTGACAGCGACCGTTATATCGTCTACCAAATCATCAGCACAGAGCCTGACAACACGCTTGACGGCACAACAGGGCATGAGTGGGTCAGGGTGCAGATTGATGTATATTGCAATGATTATGATGAAATGCTGGCACTGTCTAGCCGTGTGATTGGACGGCTAAATGGCATCACCCCCAGCAACTATTTGGGGGTGCAGCATCTTTATGAAGCCAATCAATACCGTGCCATTATTGAATATGAATTTTGGCAAACCTTTGTTTAACCGCCCCTTGTGGGCATTTTTTTGGAGTAAATTATGGCAAAAAATGTCGCCAATTTAGTCGATAGCTTTTATCAGCTGTTTGTGTCCGCTGACGGTAATACCTTTAGCAAGGTTGAACATTTGCAAAAATGTGGCGTGCCGTCAGAAGAAAAGGTGATGGACGAGGTAACCGCCACCGACGATGAACGCACTGTAAAAGCTGTGGTGAATTTCAAAGAAGAGTCAGAGATTGAGTTTGAATTTGTGGTCGATCCACAAGACACCGCCCAGCAGCTCATTCAGACGGCGTTTGATGAAGGAGGCGAGCTGTATTTTCAGCTAAAATTTGTCAAAGCCGCTGCCGAGAGCCGCCAGTTTAAAGGCATGGTGTCCAAATTGTCTTTGGATAATGAAGACATTAAGAAAAAATTAAGAAAAACCGCCACCATCAGCATCACAGGCGATGTAACCAAAATCAGCTAAGGAGACAGTGATGAAATTTACCCGTGAAACCCTGCTAAAGATTCTTGCCAAGCCTGCCGCTGTCAGCAAAGTAAAGATTGACGAGCAGTCGTTTTTTATCCGCAAATTAAGCCTCAAAGACCAAGCCGAGCTTAGCAAAATTGACCGAGAAGATGTCATTGGTCATGTGGCAAAACTCACCATCAAAGCACTGTCTGACGAGAACGGCAACCAGCTACTCACCGATGATGACACTGAGGCGGTGCTTGCCATGCCAAGCGGAATGCTATTCCAGCTTGCCGAGCAGATTAATGCGGTCAATGGCTTTAACAAATCGGTGGAGGATGCCGAAAAAAACTGATTGAAAATCCGCACAAACGGTTTTTGTTCAAACTTGCCTTGCAGCTTGGCTGTACGGTGGGCGAGCTGTGCGATAGACTAAGTTTTGATGAGTTTATCGACTGGCTTGCCTATGATGGCATTGACCCGTTTGGCGGATTTCGTCAAGATATCCAAACCGCCACTTTGTTATACGCCAAAGTGGGGCAGGGCAGCCTGACCGATTATCTGCCGATTGACCCAAATCCGATGAGTGAAGAGATGCGTGAGCGGTACGAATACGAGCAAGCACTCAAAAACAGCGAGAAAGAAGCACGGCAATTGGCACAGATGCTTGGACGACTAGAGGATAAAGCAAATAAGCATTGATTTGTGGATGAATGATGGTTATAATCTGACCATTATCCACCCAATAATCAAGGTAGGTCTATGCTTGGATTGCATATTGTCAGATCTGATGATTTTGCCGAAAATACAACTGTGGCAAATCTATTTGATCACATGACCATGACCATTGCAGGCACCAAAAAAACCACGACATACAATCTTAGTAAACAGCTAAGAGCGATATCGGTATTGGAAGAATCAGCATTGCTTGCAAACAGTACAAAGGCACAAAGATTTGCCACCAGCTTTGTTGCTGGCGGTATGTTGATTGGTGCAGGCGTACTACCTGCATTGGCAACACTATTAATCGGTCATAGCCTGCCTGAAAAAACCAAATCAGAATATTTGATTTTTGTTGAGTTTACTGATGGCAAGCGTGCAATTTTAAAAGCCAATCAAAAGCACTACAACAAATTGCAAAAATACTTGTAACTACAAAATCCAAAGCCCCATCCTGTGTGATGGGGTTTTTGCATGGTGGACAAAATGTCATTAAAGATTAATATCGTACTTGGTGCCAATACGGTGCATTTTGACCGCAGTATCGCCAAATCTACCAAACAAGCCCAAGACAAATTACAAGGCTTGGCAGGATTTGCCAAAAAGGCTTTTGATAAAATTGGCTTGGTTGGGTCTCTGGTCGGTTCAGGGACATTGTATTCACTACAACAAACAGCAGACCAAATGCAGGATTTGGCAAGCAAAGTCAAACTTGCCACCAGCTCAACTGACGAATACAATGCGGTGCAAAATCAGCTTAGGCAAATCGCCAATGAGCAAAAATCCAGTTTTGCAGGGGTGGTGGATCTGTATACAAGCTCAAGCCGTGCGTTGTCGGCATTGGGCAAAAGCCAGCAGCAGACCATCGATTTTACCCGCAATCTAACCATGGCAATGAAAGCAGGTGGCGGCTCGGCACAAGCTCAAGCGGCTGCCCTGACCCAGCTTGGGCAAGCCTTGGGCTCAGGGGCGTTGCGTGGTGATGAGTTTAACTCGGTTGCCGAGCAAGCTCCTGTGCTTCTTGACTTGGTGGCAAAACAAATGGGGGTCAGTACTGCCGCCTTAAGAGACCTTGCCAAGCAGGGCAAAATCACCTCCGATGTGGTCTATGATGCCGTTGTCAATGCCACAGACAGCCTAGGGCAGATGAGTGCAAAAATGCCCACCACCATTTCCCAAGGTTTACAGGTCATCAAAAACAGCTATGATTTTTTGGTGCATGACATCGTCAATGAGATGAGCGGACTTGGCGAAAAAGTCGGTCAGGCATTGGCATTTGTCGGTGAAAACTTCCGTACGCTTGCCACGATTGCAACAGCGGCATCGGTGGCATTATTGGGCAGTTATGCCAAATCGGTGCTGGTTGCCAAACTGGGTGCCGACAGCTTAACTGCATCGATTGCCAAGAATATCATATCACTAAAAACTACAGTACAAAGCACAGTTGCCACTGCTTACAGCCTTGATAATCTCACCGCCACCCAAGCTCGTGCAACTGCTGCCATAACAGGCTTTGTGGCATCGACCCGTGCCAGTATCGCCAGTGGTGTGGCGTATACCAGACAGCTTATGACCATCAATGGTGCCAAGTCTGTGATGGCAGGTGCAACCGCTCGAGTAACTGCAAGTGTGATTGCTTGTGGCAATGCCATGCGTGCAGGCACGGCGGCAGCGATAGGCTACACCAGAAGCCTTGTAACTGCCACCGCTGCCAAAAGAGCCTTTGTTGGTACAGCTACCTTGGCAGCTCGCAGTGTGGGGGCGATTGGCTCGGCGTTTAAATCCTTGGCTGGATTGATTGCCCGCCACCCGTTGATGATTATCGGTGGTATCATCGCTGCCATCGTGGTGCGTACCATGGGACTACAAAAAGCGATGGACAGCCTGTCTGATGCCATCAAGATTGTTGGGCTTATGCTGGGTGATTTGGTGGATGCTGGCATCAATGCCTTTATGGGGCTGTATAATGCCGCCAGCAATTTCCTATCAGGGTTTTTGGGCAAATCAGAACAAACCACCGAGGCTGTCAATACTGCCTTTGGTGGCTTGTTTGCCAATACCAAAGGTGGCTTTGTTGGGGTGCTACAGGTCGCTGCTCGTATCTTTGACCGTATGGTCAATGCTGGAATTTCTGCAGTCAATGGGCTGTATCGGGCATTTGTACGGCTGTGGAATGGGCTAAAACAGGGCTTTGCTGCTGCCTTCGGTGCGGTAACCTCTGCGGTGGCAAATGGCATTAATGCTGTGCTTGATACCGTTGATGGGGCAATCTCTGGCGTCAATAAGATGATTGCAACAGCAGCAGAGGCGGCAAGGGGCTTTGGGCTTGATGTTAAAACTCCGCAAATTAACAAAATCGGCTATCGTGCCAATGGCATGGTCATCAATGTCAGCAAGACTGCCGAAACAGACATCATCTCGGCACGCTCCAATTTTGAAGCCAGTGTGCTGGCTTATGCCGACCAAGTGGCTAAGACAAACAAGGCCAATGCCGACCTTGGCAAAGCCGCGGCAGCCGCCACCACCGCCAATAATGACGCTGCCAAATCCGCCAAGGGCAAAGCCAATGCCGACAAAAAAGGGGCCAATGCCGCCAAAGAGCGTAGCAAACAAGACAACGCTGCCGCCACCGCCGCCAAAAAACTTGCCGATTCTTATAACAGCATCGCTGGTAACCTACAAAAGCAGCTGTGGGAGCTTGGCAACAATCCCTTGGGGCTTGAGACAGGCAAGGTGGAATATGAGCTGACGCAGGGTGAGCTGCGTGGTCTTGGGGCAGAAAAAGCCGAAAATGCGTTAAAACTGGCAAACTTTGTCGATCAGGCGAGCATCAAATCTGATCTGGAACGCAATGCTTTTGAGGCAAAACTTGCCCTTCTTGACACTGATTTTGAGAAGTTTTTTACACGAATGTATGGCGGAGCTGGGCTGGACAAACTGTCAAGTCTGGGCTATGAAGCAGGCTACAACGCCACCACAGGCAATGCCCAAGTGGTCATGACCGAAGCGGGCAGGCAAGAGCGGTTTAATGCCTTGCTTGAGATGGCGACCCTTGAGGCGGACAAACTAAGCAAAAGCTATGCTGACAACAACCGCGAGCTTAACAATCAGCTGGCACTGCTTGGCGTGCGTGATACTTATGCTAAGGAGATGCTACAGATTGAGCAGTCGGTCAATGATGAGCTTGCCAAATACCGCTCGATGGACAAAGACAACGAGCTTGGCGAGCAGTACAGCAGAATCAAAGAGGCAGCCGAGCAAAACGCCGAGCTACAAAAACAGCTGGCAACGATGACGGCATACCGTGAAATCACCGACAATCTTGCCACCGATGAGCAAAAACGCAGCACGGAGCTGATGAGCCAGCTTGATATCTTAAACAAACAAAGCCAGATTGCAGGCAGGTTTGATATTAAGACTGCCGAGCAATTGATTGGCAATGCCATTGGTTCAGCTGGGACTGCCAGCACGCCCTTTGATGAGCTGATTGCCAAAAAGAACGAAGCCAACGAGCTGCTAAAACAGGCAAATGACACCTTGCTTGCCAATGAACGACTCACCGCCGAAGAACGCATTAATATTGAAAAATGGGTAGCCGATGAGCAGCTAAAAATCAAAAAGGCACACAACCTTGCCATGGGGGAGCTGGTGCTTGCCCAAGCTGCTGAAACCACCGCCCAGCTTGCCGATGGGCTAAAGCAATCACTGGGCGAGCAGTCCAAGGCTTATCGTGCTGCCTTTGTCTTGCAACAAAGTTTTGCCATTGGCTCGGCGGTGCTCAATATGCACAAGGCAATCTCTGATGCCTTTGCCGAAGGGACAACCTTCGCCCAAAAATTGGCTGGCATCGCTGCAGCAACCACGCAGGGCATGAAAATCGTTACTGCCATTCGCCAAATCCAAAACCCTGTCATCGGACAAGCCCATGACGGCATCATGAGCGTGCCAAAATCAGGCACTTGGAACCTTGAAAAGGGCGAAAGGGTGTTGCCGAAGCACACGGCAAAAAATCTTGACAAGACTTTGGCAAGCGTGCAAGGTCGTGGCAATACGGTGAATGTCAGCGTAACGGTCAATAGCAGTGGCGGTGATGTGCAAGCCGACAGCCAAATGGGCAAGCGATTTGGCGAGGCGATTCAACTTGCCGTGCAAGCCGAGCTGCAAAAAGAACGCAGACAAGGGGGATTGCTGTATGGTAGATAAATAACAAAAAAGCTCAAACTGTGGCGGTTTGAGCTTTTTCTAAATTAACCCCTTTCACCTACAAAGGAGTAATCTGTGGATAATTATATCATAATTTTGGGGCAGTTGATGAAATATACGATTGAAAAATACGGTCTTTGGCAGACGATTTTTGCTTTTTTGGCACTGTTTTCAATACCAGTACTGTTTTATAAACTTGATGCGATTTTAACTGCTGTTTATTTGTATTTATAAATGGCAACAAAAAGCCCAAACCTTAATCAACAGGCAGGCAGGTGGCAAATGATTGATTGGATTATCAAAACATAGTAAGATAGGCTAAGTCTTATTTTTGGTGATATGATGATTGCACTAGATTTACCCATCGCAACCGAGCAAGCACTGATTGCCCAAGCCAAACAACATGGCTTGAGCATTGAGGATTATTTATTACAGCAGCTTGACAGATTAACCCAAAGGCAGTTTGGTGGTGCTGAATCGGCATTGATTGCCATCAGCGATGATTTTGACGCACCTCTTGATGAGTTTGAGGGGTATCAATAATGGGCGGCTTTTTATTAGATACCCATGTGCTGATTTGGTTATTATCCAACCCTCAAAAATTAAGCCAAAACGCCCGTGCGGTCATTCAAAATCGCCAAAATGCTTTATATTATAGCCCGTTGTCTTTTGCCGAAATGGCAATCAAGGCAAGTTTGGGTAAACTTGTCATGGCAGAAGGCTGGCAAAAAGTTTATGTGGATTTGTTGGCAGCACAAGCAATTTTGCCTGTGCATCAAGACTGGCAGGACAGTATTATCTTGCAAAAGTTGCCGTTTTTGCACAAAGACCCGTTTGATAGAATGCTGATTAGCCTTGCTTTGGCAAATCGGTTGTCGTTGATTAGTGCTGATGGCAATTGTGCCTTGTACGACCTTGAGGTGATTTGGTAGCCCTGCATTTGGCAGGGTTTTTTATTGGAGTAAAAATGAAAACCTTCACTTGGAAACTAAACGCTGGGGCGTCTTGTGAAGTGGTGCATCAAGTAACCAAAACCCAGTTTGGCGATGGCTATGCCCAACGCACAAGTTTTGGCATCAATAACAAACGCACCGACTGGAGCGGGGTAAAGACGGGCGATTTTGCCACAGTGATTGCCCCCATCATGGCATTTGTTGATGAACACAAGGGCATCACGCCTTTTTGGTGGACAAATCCGCACGGCAAGCGGTGCAAATATATCTGCACTGATTATCAAGTCGCCCAGCGAAAAGGCAACTTCTGGCAGATCGGTCTGAAGTTTGAGCAGGTTTTTTAATTTAACCAAGCAACATAACAAAACCCCAGCTACGGCAAATAGTTGGGGTTTTTATTCAACCCTTTGTGCAGATTTGCAAAAAAGGATTAAATTTCATGAGTGATTTTATCACATTACTAATACAGAGTGAACAATTATCTATGGAAAAATTGATGATTATATTTCCCTTGATTTTTTAAAAATAAGTGCTATTATAAAAATAAGGAGTGGTTAGGGTTAGTCCCCAACCAAAGCCCCAAGTAGCTGTTACTACTTTTCGGCTTTGCTACTTTAGTAAGCGTTATTGCTTAGTAGAAGTAGCACGACAAATAAGATTAGTGCGAATAATCTCATTTTCATCTCCTTATCAGTTGCCACCACTTCCAAGGTCGGTGGCGGTAACCTACAAGGCAAGGCTGACTCCCTTGCCTTGATACTTTTATTATATACACATTCAGACAGAAGTCAAAAATCTGTCAGCTTTGGCAGATTTTTTTATTAACAAGCCCAGCCAAAAACCTGCTCTTGTCGCATTTGCAGACGACTGGGAGGAAAAAATCAGTGTCCAGATTAGCAAAAATCAATATCGCAGGCTTATTAAAAAGTAGCTTGGGGTGGTTTTTTGCCGTCATTTGTGCCGTGTTTGTGTATTTTGCCGTCAATGCCCTTACTCTGGATTATAAAAAAACAGGGGTGAGGCTTGTGCTTTGGGCGGAGCTTAGTTTTTTATTTTTATATCTTAGGCAACAAAACCGAGCAAGGTTTTTGCAAAGGGTCATCGCCATCACTTCCTTGGGCATGGTGGCACTATTAATCTTTGTCCTAATCTTATTTTTATACAACCCAAAAGCAGGTTTTAGCTCTAATTTTAAGTGGATATTTTTTTATTATGGCATTGGTACGCCTTTGGGTGTGCTGTTTTATTTTATTCATCACAAATCACATCGTCAATCATAAGCCCCAACAGGGGCTTTTTTTAGGAGTAAATTATGAGTAATGTCGCAACCATCGAAACCGATAATGAGCCTTTGCAAGTGCCGCTATTGGCTCGCGAAGAGGCAAGTCTTATCAGTCAATTCACCATGCAGGTGGACGCATGGCTAGCCAAGCACGGCGAAAAAGCCCAGACCATCGAGATTGTCTATTATCCTGATGATGACGGCTTTGAGATTGTTAATAATGAGCCAAACAATGGCTTGCTTAGTCGCAATCGCATCAGCATCTTCCGTGGCGAGCTTATCGCATGGGCAACCCAGCAAATCCAAGCCCTAAAAGGTTGGTCAAACGAACGCAGTATCAGCGAGTTTGTGGCTGTGTATCGTGATGGTAGCTTTGGTGTTTTGTGCAAAACGGCTGCTGCATCATGACTTTTAACAACCAAATCCAAAAGAGTAGCGTGCAGGGTTTTATCACCCTGTACGAGCTGGACGCAAGAAAATTGGGCGGTGAGATTTACCGTTTTCATGGGCATAATGACGGCATCATCACATGGCAAGGTAAAAACTTCCACCCCATTGCCATCACGGCAGAAGGGCTTGAGGTGCGGTCAGACGGCAGAGCCTCCGCCCCAAGCCTAACCCTGCACAATGACATTGGCGGGGTGGCAGGTGCGTTGCGTGTGCTGTGCTTAAGATTTGCAGATTTTGCAGGGGCAAGGCTAAAAGTTATCCACACTTTGGCAGAGTACCTAGACAGCACCGATGAACAAAACTACAAAATCCAGCACTGGTACATTGAACAAAAAACGGCTGAGACCAACGCCACAACGACATTTGAGCTGTCAAATCCTGTGGACTTTGAAGGCTTAACAATCCCTGTGCGTCAAATCACGGGTTATTGCCACTGGGCGGTATGCGGTCGCTATCGTGGCGAAGAGTGCGGCTATACAGGCACGGCAATGTTTATTGACGGCAAACCAACCGACGACCCCGCCAAAGACAGCTGCACAGGCTCACTGCACGAATGCAGACTGCGTGATAATGTTGGTAGCTTTGGCGGTTTTCCTGCGTCTGGGTTGGTTTAGTCAAAACACAGCAAAACGCCCAAACTGGGGAGAATGGGCGTTTTTAACCAATCTTTTGCTGAAAATTAGAAACGAGACTGATTATAGATGAATTTTAACATAAACTTGGGGTAATGGATAGTCAAAATGCTGGAAAAATACGAAAACTCGCCAAGGGTTAGATTTTTGATTAACTGGGTGGTGCTGTGCCTAACGGTTTTTGTACTAACAGGCTTTATCACCGCCGTGCGTTGGTGGTAGTGCTTGGCGGTGGGCTAATCCAGCGTGTTGGCATACTCAACCAACGCCGTCTTAATCGCCATCGCCTTGCTACAATCTTTATGGGCGATGATTTTATTTAGAGCATCTAGCACTTCAGGCTCGGTGTGGCTGATGACAAGAGCGATATTGGCTAAGGCTTTATTGCGGTAAGTGTTGGTGGCTTTTTGGCGTGCATTTGGCATAAAAATCCTTGATTTTTTGATGATAAACCAGTAAGATAAAGATAAGGAGTGGCTAGCCTTTCGGTCTAGCTCAAGCCTTGAGTGTCGTTACCACTTTTAGGCTACCTGTTTAATACGCTGGTGTGGCGATTAAGAGCAGGATAATGAAGGCGATGATTTTGAGAACGGTAGTCATTGCCTTACTCCTTATGTTTTTGGTTAGGTTTATAAGCCTAACGCTCATCTTCACATCATTGTGTTGATAAAGCATATTGTATACTAGAATACAATAAAAGTCAAGCATTGCACGCCAAAAAAGTGTGATTTGTTTGGCTTTGGAGCAAAGGTGCTACCATGGTAGACATAAACCGTATTGATTTAGGCAAGCTGGATAAAGAAAACCTAGAAAAGGTGAAGCTTATGTTAGATATTAACAAAATCCAAGCTGATATCGAGATGACACGCCAAAGCGTCGAGCAAAGCCGTGCCACGGTTGAAAAAATGCGTAAAGAAAATCAATGGTTTCCTTGGTTGCAGATTATTACCACTTTGACCACAGGCATTTTGACAGGCGGTGTTGTGGTATTTGTTTTGACAAAGTTATTACAATAATTGCTTTAAAGTTTCAAAAAGTCCGCATTCACTGAAGAATGTGGGCTTTTTATTTAACAAAAAAAACGGTCAAACGACCGCTTTTTGTTAAAGATGGGGCTGGATTATGGGCTTGACTGCACAGCATGGCTGGCAAGTTTTGCCAAAAATCCTGAACGGGTATCGTGCGTTTTGGCAATGTGTTCATCGACTTTTTTGAGCAAATGCTCGCTCCATGACACATTAAACCGCACCTGCTTATCAAAAGCCGTCTCGTCAATGGCAACCACCGCCCAAATCACGCCTTGATAATCAGGGTCGGTTTGCAGGGTCTCAATGGGTGTGGTTTGAAACTCAAAAGGCATATCCAGTTCAAGCATGGTTTCAATGTGGCTTAAAATGGCTGATTTGGTCTCATCAATCACTTCATCAAGGGTATCACCAAAGCCATAACAACCTGCCACATCTGGCACAATAGAGCCATAATTTGCCATGCCTTCATCTTTGCTGATGGCGATTGCATAATGTATCATCATACACTCCTATTTTTGAGCTTTTATGAATTGGTAGCCTCATTTGAGGCTACCTTGTTACTAGAAGTTCAGCCCTGATTTCTCCTTGGCATCTTTGATTTGACCGATGCTTAAGTCTTTGGTAGGGTGGCTGATGGTAATCAAAAAGGGCTTGCCCTGTTTTTTAAAATGGTGGTGGCTGCCTTTGACGCGAACCAACACCCAGCCATCAGCTTCTAGCAACTTAATCAACTCGCCGCTTTTCATAAAAGCTCCTTTGTTGTTTAAGTATGTGTATTATTACACACAAAAGCCAAACCGTCAAGTATTTTTGTGTAAAAATGTGGATTTTTATTACATTTCCCATTTGACAAAGTAAAAAAGACAGGGTATGATAGCCGTACTACTAAACTCAAAGCGGAAAATTCACACCGTCATTGTGATTTTTTTTGTACCTAAAATTTGAAAAATAGCGTTCCTAGAATTTCAGGAATGGTAAAATTTCAAAACAAAATTCGTCTTATGACGGGTTGATAGGGGTAAATAAAACACCTGCAAAGGAAATAGCCCCAGCCGTCTTTGAGCGGTAGTTGAGACCCGTTGCCCTATTTTGGGTAACATTCATTAACTAAACTCAAAGGTATCGTTATGACAAACCTAGTCATCGCAAATCACACCATCAGTCAATACAACGGTTTTTACTCTCTTAACGACCTGCACCGTGCAAGCGGAGCTGAAAAGAAACATCAACCTGCTTTATTCTTTCGCAACGCCGAAGTTCAAGATTTGATTTTGGAAATCGAGCGTTCTACGAATTTGCAGAACGGTGAAAAGTCAATAGCTTACCATACTATTCAAGGCGGAAATTCCAAAACCACCAAACAAGGTACTTACGCCTGCCGTGAACTTGTTTACCGTTATGCCATGTGGATTAGCCCCAAGTTTAGCCTGATGGTCATTCGTGCCTTTGACGCACTAAACACAGGAGCTATCCCTTGCCTTGCCAAAACCACCGCTGATGACCGCCGCCTATCCGCCACCCAAATCGCCCAAATCCGAGCGGCGGTCAAGCAGGTAACAAGCACAGGGGCGGTCAGCTATCAGTATCTGTATCATGCCATCAGTACAGA